CACCTCGCTGTCGGCAACCGTGCCCACCAGCGGGAGGGTGCCAGCACTCGCGAGCGTGTCGTTCGCTTCACTATTCGCTGCCGTGCCAACGATCGACAACGAGCCAGTCGCTGAAAGTGTGTCCTCGGCTTCGGTAACAGCCAGGGCAGCAGCAAGAGAAATCCGCGCCGTGCTGCTTAGTGTGTCGTCGGCCTCTGTACCCGCTTCGGTTGCGACAATTACCAGTGCCGAGGCTGAGCTAGTGCTATCATTTCCCTCGGTTACGGCGAGCGTTGCCGCCAGCGCCAGGGTTGCTGCGCCCGAAAGAGTGTCGCTTGCCTCGGTGACGGATAGAGCCGCCGCCAAGTTGATGGCCGAGGCCGATGATACCGTGTCGCTCGCTTCGGTTGCGGTTAGTGCCGCCCCAACCGCCAGCGCCGACGTTGATGAAACTGTGTCATTCGCTTCAGACTGCGCCAGCGCGGCGGCGAGCGCCAACCGAGCAGAACTTGCGACGCTGTCGTTTGCTTCTGTTCCGGCCTCGGTCCCAGCGATAGCCAGCGTCGAGGCGGATGTTGTAGAGTCGTTGGCCTCGGTAATTGACGCCGAAGCCGCAAGACTGACCGCCGAAGCGGCGCTAACGCTGTCCCCGGCCTCGGTTGCCACCAACGTCCCGGCAATCGGCAGGACTGCCGCCGCCGAAACTGAGTCACCCGCTTCTGTCTGCGATAGCGCGCCAGCCAGAGCAATCGTGCCCTCACTTGAAACGCTATCGTTTGCCTCGGTCTGCGCCAATGCCCCTGCGATGGCGGTGATGATCGTGCCAGCACTTGAGAGAGTGTCGTCCGCTTCCGCGAGGCTCGATGTCCCAGCAATCGCAACGGCTGACGTGGCCGCTAGTGTGTCCGCCCCCTCGGTAATCGATGCCGTTGCAGCAATCGTCAGCGTCGAGACGCTGGAAACTGTGTCGGCGGCTTCTGTGATCGATGCCGTTGCGGATAGAGAAGCCGAACCGCTCGGCACCTGCCCAAACGACAGGACGCCGAATGGCGTTAGGCCAAACATTTAGCCGCCGACCCGGATGTGCATCATCCCGATTTCCATGATGATGGCGGTGCCGGTGTTGGTCGCGTTCAGCCCCCCGAGGATTTGCGGGAAGGGAAGTGTTCCGTTGGCTGGCAAGTCCGACGTTCTACTACCAAACCAGATGTTGCTGCCGCTCGGGTCATCAAGGCGGATCAACAGGCAATAGATGGTCCCGCCGCCTGGCGGTGCCCAGATGGTGCATTCATACCAGCCATTGGTCGTCAGCGGGATGCCGGTGTCGCTCTTGGTGCCGCTGCCGCTGCCGTCGTTGGTGGTGAACTGGAGGTTAGTGTCGGTGCTGTCCTTGGTCAGAGCGGCGAACGAGGCCACCAAGGCCGAAGGCTCGGCGGTCGATGCCACGAAGGTCGTGCCAGTCATGCCGGCGAACAGGCGTGGCCCAGTAGGCTGGCCGCTGACGCCGAAGCGGAAGGTGTATTCAAAGCCACCCCGCCCTGCGGCGGTCGAATAGACGGCGGAGGCCGTTGCAAAGGTTCGTCCGGCCTGGGCGTTGGCGGTCGTCGCCGAGGTGTATTTGTTTCGCGCTTGCTCGGTCAGGTAATTGGTTGTCGTGATCGTAGAGCCCGCCGCCGTGCCGGTCGAGGTCGGGGCGGCGATGCCGAGACCGCTGATGTTGGTTGAGGCAACGACCGGGATGTATAACGCCCACCCACTGCCGCCGATATGGGGCTGCATCTCGCCAGCATCGATGACCAGCGCGGCAGTGGCGGACGAACTGAGGCTTAGCTGTGATCCGGTCGAACTGGCGACGAACCCCGAGCTTGGGCGTGTGATCGTCGTAGCGTTCCAGTAACCATAGGACAATTCCCACGCGGACCCGTCCTCATAGCGGGTCAGCCCAACCCATCCCGAATGGACGTTCGACCACGCCTGATATCCGGTCGACGCCGCATTGGGCGTGAACGCACTTGTTCCCGGCGTTCCGCTCGTGGTGCCCTTGATTGCGTTGTAGAAGGGCGCTGCCATTTGTCAGGCTCCTAGCGCGTCAGTGCGGCAGAAGGCTGTGGCCCACCGTTGGCATTGAACGTGACCTTTTTCGACGCCTTCGCCACGCTGTCGATTTCCCAGCAGGCCTGGCAATAGGACCGGTTGGTGATGTCATTGTTGAATACGATGACCATCTGCACGCTGCCGTGCGTCGGGCAGACAAGCCGCCAATCCGAACTGATCGAGGCGAGGTCGAAGAACTGGGCGGGGACGCTATCGGCCATGTTGAGTGTCTCCTAGATAGGCTTAAGCATTGCCCGCCGTAAGCGTGAAACTTGTGACACTGAACGACTGGCCGATCGCGAACGAGGTGTTGTCGACCGTCATGTCGCCACCGCCGCCCGTCGCGGTCACGGTGCCCTGAATGCCGCAGGTCGTGCCGCCGCTGTCATAGAAGCGGAAGTGCGCTGCCGTCCCATTCGCATCCGCCGAGGCGTCCTGCCAAGTGCCGGACATGGCCTTGGTGCCGCCAGATGCCGCCGCCATCCAGTCGGATGGAAGCGAGACGGTGGCAAGCACGGTTCCGCTGTCGGCAGTGCCGCAGTTGGCCGGGGCGGCGCCCGAGCGGATCTTGAGGATTGCCGACGTGCCGATGGTCGATTCGACCGTGTCGAGACGCGCGTTCCTGATTGCGGTCGAATATTGTAGTGCCATCGGTTATTTGCCCTTCCACTCAGGAAAAGATCGGGCTGGAGCTTCCTTCCCCAGCCCGATCTAGGTTCACTTGCCGCTCTTCAGCTCTTCCTCAACCACCTCTTCAGGTGGCGTCAGGGCCGAAGGTTCGTTGAAGTCGATGCGGTTCATGTCCGCAGTCGAATTCTTGCGCGGGGCATCGTCGACCGACGGGTGCGTCATGTCGACGCGCTCCACAATTGCCGGTTCAATGACCGCGCCCGAGGCTGCGAACTCCGTCGCTGGAGCCAGCTTCTCAGGCTTGTCGTCGTCGTTGGTTTTCTTGTTGGTGATCGCCATGATGGCCTCCTATTCAGTTGATAGGTCCGAGCGCACTGCTCGGACCTATAACGGTTACGCCTGCTTAATGAAGCGCATATACTCAGGATTCTTGACGCCACCGCCGACACGCTTGGTGGTGTAGAAACCAACGTACGGCTTGTTCGTGAACGGGTCGCGCAGCACGCGGGTGCCAATGCGATCGATCACGAGGTAGGTCGCCTCCATGTCGCCGAACAAGATCGAAATCAGACCAGTCGTCATGTTCGGCATGCCCGGAACTTCAACCACAGGGTAGCCCTGGAGGGTCGAAGGCTCGCCGGCAACGTAAGAAGGCTGCCAGATGTAGTTATTCTGGCCGTCCTTCAGCTTACGGAGCTTGCCCAGCGACGTACGGTTCATGAAGAACTTGGCGTTCTGGTTGCGCTCACTCGGCAGCGAGTAGACGAGGTCAATGACTTCGTCGGTCGTCACCGCAGCCGCACCGGCAACAGTCGTGCCGGTGATGGCCCCGAACGGATGCGTGGCCGCATTCGCAGCGCCCGTCACATAGGTCAGGATGCCGTTCGGCTTGTTGGTGCCGTTACCGCTCAGGAAAGCAGTGTTCTCCTGAATGGCGAACTCGCCGTCCACTTCGTCCGCGAGCCACTGCTCGAGATTGGTGGCGACATCGTCCAGCGCCTGCTGGGTGATCTGCGGGTTGGCGTAGATTTCGCCAATCGCAAATGCCAGCGAGGTCAGGCCAGGCGTGGTCGTCGCCGGACGAGCAGCGGTTTCACCAACCCAGCCCGAACCGATCACTCCGTCGTTGTAGACCTTGGAGAAGCCAGGCGTGCTGATCTGGATGACCTGCGAGTTGGCGCGGATCGGGCTGATCTGCTTCAACTTGTTGGTGATCGTGCGATCCCACTCGACCGGGGCGAGATAACCGCCATCAGCCGCAGTACCAACGCTCATCGCAGCCTGGACTTCGCCACGGCGCATGTGAGCCTTGAAGGCGGACACATATTCCGGGTTGGTCGGCTGAATGTCGCCAATCACAGCACTGTTGAGCGCGGCGGCGGCGATCTTCTCGTTGAGCGCAGCCTCGATGTCGCTCAGAGCGTTGTTGATGGCGCCGAGCTTGGTGTCCAGAACCACATCGTCGATCTTCGACGCCAGCTTCTGGTCGTTCGCAGCCTTGAATTCCTCGAACGCGTTGTTGAGTTGCGCCACGAGAGCCTTGGGGTCGGTCGCATCGGCGCGAACCGTACCAATGAGAGCGCGCGGACGCACTCCACCAATCAGCTTAGTCATGTAAGTCTTCCTCAATGAAGGGCTAGGCCCGGATGGTTTCCAACAAGCCAGCGAAAATGCTGGCCAACTCAGGATCGGCAGAATCACTCATGCCGGGCTTCCAGGAAGACTCACTCATTCCTGAAATCTTTACAGCTTGGTCGATCGCGCTCTTGACGAGATCCACAGCTGTTGAACGTCCTACCTCTTTGGCGGCTATGCGCTCCAAGCGGCGCAGCGCCTTAACGTCTTCCCCGCTGTCAGCGCTGTCGGCTTCGACAACCTCATCAGCGGCTAGGAGAGAATCAGCGTAGCCCTGCTCGATAGCCTGTGAGCCGCTCATCCAAGTCTCAACGTCCATGGCCGACTGGACAGTGGCCAGATCTTGGCCCGAGCGGGCGACATAGACATCAGCTAGGGCGCGGTCGAATGGCTCCAGGAAGTCGGCCACTTCTCGCATGTCGTGGCGGTTGCCAACAGCCAGCACCCAGGCATTGTGAATCATGAGGAACGACGAAGCGCCGATCTCCACCGTGTCACCCGCCATGGCGATGATGGAAGCGGCAGAGGCAGCCAGCCCGAGCACCTTGACATTGACCTGACCCTGGTGCTCGCGCAGCCGGTTGTAGATCGCGATGCCCTCAAACACATCTCCGCCGGGGGAGTTGATGTTGACGGTGACATCGTTGTTGCCAATTGAGCGCAAGGCAGCGTCAATACGCTTGACCGTGACACCGCCGCCAGTCCATGGGTCTTCGCCGATGACCTCATAGATGCTGATTGAGGCAGGAGCCTCGGTTGCAGCCTTGGCGCGCGGATTCCACCTGTCCAGAGCACCCTCGGTCGAGAGTGCAGTGATCTTGCGATTGGCGTTAAGCCTGATCTTGCCCGGTCGTGCCAACTGCACCTCCCATTGCGCCGTTCGAAAGGCTGTTTCCATCCGGATGTTCCGGCAGATCAAGCAGTCCACGCGCCTCATTTTGCATCATGATCTGCGGGGATCCGCCAGATCCAACCATTTTCGACAGGAATTCGGCCTGATCCGTCATCGAGCCGCGCAGCAATGCACGCTCGTTAAACTTGGGATATAGGCCAGATCTACGCTCGTCTTCTGTCAATAATGTGCGAGAAATGGCCTGTTCCCAGGCTACAAACCATGGGGAAAGGCCATATTGGACGAAATAAATGCCCAATTGCTCAATGCCTGACCCCCAGCTGGTGTCATCCATCATCAAAAACGGACGCGGCACACCAAATATGCGGGCAATTTCCTCAATCTGGTGGCCGCGCGTCTCGAGATGCTGTGATTCACGCGCATTCGTCAGAACATTCTGGTATTTCAGACCTTCTTCAGCCACCAAGGTTCGGCTAGCCTGCTCCGCGCCACCGAATTCACCGGAAAGTTGCGACTTGAGGTTGGCGATCGCTGTTGGGCTGAGCTTCTTGTCTGTGGTCAGGACGTCACGAATAAGCGCGCCATGTTTGAAGAGCTTGGCTGCTGCCTTGTCAGCCTGGATCGACAGACCCAACACATCAGCAGCTTCGTCAATCAGGGCAATGCCGCTGTAGCCGTTGTCAGTGTCGCCATAGAGGTGGAACATGTCGGCGTCTTTGACGATACGCTCGCCGCCAGCACTGTTGCTCACCTTATAGATGACCGACCAGTCGCTGTTCTGCTCAACCTTGACCTTGTCCGGGTCGAGCGGCACCAGTCCAGTGACCGCATCCCGGCTGCGCAGAACAAGAGCGAATGAATCGCCATCAATCAGCGCGCGGCGCTGCATCAACTTGCGGAACTGGAATGCATTCTGCCAGCTGTTCGGCCGACTGGTCAGCACATTATAGAGCGGATGCTCCTTGGCTTTCTCGCGCTCGCCACCCTGACCTTCGCGCATCAAGGGCAGGGGCAGCATGCCGATAGAGTTGGAGAGCAGGTTGACGCAACGCTTGACCGAGGCATTGCGCATGACAGCCTTGCGGTTGACGACTGCCCCAGCGATATTGGCGCCCCCGCGCATAAAGTCAGGGAAGCCTACATCATTGGCTAGGTCGATGGTCGAGTAAGCCTGGAGCGGATAATTCGGCCCGTTAGCCGACGGCTCGGGCATCCAGCTGAAGAAGCGATCAAGAAAACCCATTCGCCTCCCCTTTTAGAAAATGAGGAGGCCGCGCTCTTCGTAAACCGAAGGGCCGTCGATCTCGTCTAGTGGTGCGATGCCGAATGCCATCGCCAGAGCAACCATGCCGTCAATGCGACCGGCTGCCTTTGCCTTATCTAGCTTTCTACCGCCTGCAGGATCAGAGGTGACCACTGCGTTGCGAGCGCACACCGACAGAACCGGGTGATTGCCATGGCGGATCGAGGCATTGAGCAGGGCAGATTCAAGCCCCCGCAGAGCAGGAGACATGGACTGGTAGCCCTGACCAAACTCGACGAAATGCTCTTCAACCTGGTCTTCAGTGAAGCCTGCCTTGAGCAGCCATGGCTTCAAATATTTCATGCCCCAGCGGTCGAACGCGACCTTAATATCGAAATTGTACTTCTGGAATTCGGCGTAGATCTTGTGGGCGACATACTCATATTCCACCGCCTTGCCAGGAGTGGTCTGTAAGAAACCTGTCTCAGCCCAGCGGTCGTAAGGCACCTTGTCAGAGCGAGACTTTTCTTGCAGCCCGCTCTCTGGCAGCCAGAAGGTCGGCTGAACTTCCCACACCCCGTCAACATTGCACATCGGCACGAATGCAGTCAGATCGTGCGCGGAAGAGAGATCCAACCCAGCATAGACGGTGCTGAACCAGTTGCCAGTGACCTCGCCGCCATTGCTGGCCCAGACATTCTTGGAGATGAACGGTGTGTTGCGGTCGACCCTCTGGTTGAGGTAAAGGTTGCGGAAGCTGCTTTCAAAACTAGGCATCCGGTCGGCCTTGTCGGCCATGTTAGCCATCTCAATGGCGGAACGGAAGGTGCCCAGCGCTGGGTTAGCTTGCTTCCAGGCTTTCTTGTCGAGCAGGTCGGCGGTTTCTGGCGCGGTGTGCAACTCCAGCACAGTGTGCGGGTCACGCCCAGTCAGCGCCTCATCAATCCAGACCGACAACAGGTCGGCGTCGGTCGGCGCTTGGGTGGAGATGACGATCTGCATGGCGTCATCATAGGCACCCTGTGCAGTCTCCAGCGCCTCTACGAATGCGTCCTTGTCGCCCTTGACCTGTCCAAGTTCGTCGAAGATGACTAGCCAAGGGCTGAGACCATGCTTGGTGCTGGCGTCCGCCGCCAGCGCGGCATACTCAACATTCTTGGTCAAGCCGTAAATGCGCTTGCCGGATGGCACGATGCGCGTCCGGGCGATCAGCGCATCGCTGAAATTGATCATCTTGACCATCAGGTTGAACACCAGCGCCGCCTGATCGCGCGACCTAGCACCAGACACCAGCTGGGAATTCAACCGAGCCTCCGGACCGACAACATGGGCCAGCACCAGGGCTGCAATCAAGGCGGTCTTGCCATTCTTACGCGCCATGGAGAGGATGGCTAGGCGCGTGCCTTTTGGATTGTCGTAGACCTTCTTGATGAACTTTTTCTGGAAGGGGTCAAGCTTCATCGGCTTGCCGACGTGCTTGCCTTCAGGAGCGTGGCAGTAAGTCTCGATGAACTTGATTACTTTTTCGCCACGCGTCATGCGAGCAGATCGTCGCCGCCTTCAGCCCGACCTTCCGTCTTCTTGTTGGCGGCTGCTGCCTTGCCAGCTGCGGCATTGGTGCCGTGCTTGCCCTTGGCGTGCAGCGCCAGAGATCTGCGCAGAGCGAGCACCTGTCCCATCATTGTTTGAACACCACGCGCCCGCGAATTCTCATACGAGATAATCTTACGGACGTTGCCCTTCTCGTCTAGGATCTCTTTGGTCAGGCTCGTGCCTTCTTTGCGCAGCAGCCGCTGATCTTCTTCCAGGCTGGCCATGGTGCGGGCGAGCATTGCTGCCAATTCAAGTTGATGCTCGGTCCAGTCGGCGCGGGCAAATTCCGCCACGACAGAATGCCAGAATGGCCAGTCCATGGCGTCCAGCGGCACATGAGCGGGTGGGGCAACTTCGCGCGCGGCACCCTGCATCACACGGGACAGTTCGCCAGTGCTGTCAGATCTCGGTTTTCTGGCAGTCTTGGTCATGCAACCTCACAGGAAATGGTGCTTTGCATTGAAAGCGAGGGCAGGGGACGGTTTTCATCCC